GACGGCACTCTCGGGAATGTCAGGTGGCCGCTCAATGCGGTCGATAGACCGGATCGTCCCCCGGGTGACATCCTGCCCGCAGAGAAACACGGCCTCGTCGCCCGGGGCTGCCCCGGACAACCGCGTCTCCCAGAACGGCGTGCACGCGCGATACTCGATCCGCTTCGAGCCGTCAATGATCTGGTCGTACCACTCGCGGCGAAGTTGGAACGAAACGGCCATGAGAAGACCACTCACGCGGTGGACTTGAACGTTCGCCGACAACCGAGAACACGGGGCACGGCACATGACTGAGGACATCTGCGCCCACCCGACCGCGAACGGTGAGCCTTGCCAGCACCCTATGACTGACGACGGCGACTCAGATCGGTGCTGGATCGACGCCCATAATGAGACCAGCGTCGACGCCGATCAGCCCGGTGCCCCCGCAAAGCTCGATAACGACCGCCGACAGAATCTGGTCTTGCTCGCCGTCGGTGATGGCCTCAAGGTCGGCCATCAAGCGTCGATGGCCGGCGTCTCTCCCGACACACTTCGCCGGTACACGTGCTGCATCGATGACCTCAGGCAGCCAGCGCTCGACGATGACGCGTGCGATTTCTGCGAGCGCTACGCGCAGGCCCACGCGAAGGGGGCGCGCGATGTCCTCGATGATTGTCGGCCAGAGTTCCGAGCGTCGGCGTCGTTCGGGTATGTCAAACAAGAAAAACATGAACACGTCGGCGAGGGCGGCGGCCCGCTCATGATCCTCGAAACTGATGGCGACGACACAGCCTGACCCGCTCCGGTTCGACGGCAGTCATCCGGCTCAGCGCCGGTTCGTTGAATCCGGGGCACGATACGTCGCGTTTATCAGCGGTATCGGCGCCGGCAAGACCGTCGGCGGCATCGGCCGCCTGCTCCGCAACGTCGCGTCATTGAACCCTGGCCACACGGGCTACGTCCTCGCACCGACGGTCCCGAGCCTCCGGAACGTCATCATTCCCGAGCTGGAGAAGTGGGGCGTCCTTGATCGCGCCGAGTACAACCGCACGGAAAAGAAACTCACCTTCCCGAACGGGTCGACGGTCATCTTCGAGTCGGCCGACAACGACCGCAAGATCGAGCGCTTGCGAGGCCCGTCTATAGCATATTTCTGGATGGATGAGGCGGCCACTATCGACAGTCGGGCGTGGGACATCATGACCGGTCGCCTGCGCGAGGGTGACCACCTCAACGCCTTCGTCACGACCACGCCCAAGGGCGAGAACTGGGTCCACGACACGTTCGTCGCACCCGAGACGCGCCTCGATTGCACCAACGTGGTCCAAGGCGTCCCCACACAGGAAAATCCACACCTCCCCGAGGCCTATACGGACGAGATCGTCGAGGAGTACGAGGGCCGCTTCTACGAGCAGGAGGTCCGCGGCGCGTTCGTCGGGTTCGAGGGGCTGGTCTACCCGTGGTTCGACGACGCCAACCTCGTCGACGGGCCGCCGGACGACTACGACGAGGTCGTCTACGGCGTCGACTGGGGGCACAACAACCCCGCCGTCGCACTGGCCATCCTCCGCGCTGGCGAGACGTGGACCGTCGCCGACGAGTGGTACGAGCGCCGCTGCACCGTCAACGACCACAGCCGCGCCGTCGAATCCCTCGTCGACGAGTACGGCGAGGGCACCATCTACTGTGACCCCTCCGAACCCGCGAACATCGAGCAGTTCCGCCGGGACGGCCTCGCGGCCAAGCCTGCCGAAAACGATGTCACGCCGGGCATCCAGCACGTCGCCAGCCTCGCGGACGACCTCCGGGTGGCTCGCGGCTGTCAGAACGTCCGCAACGAGTTCAACCAGTACCAGTACAGGGACGACGGCGAGTCGGACGATCCGCTGAAACAACATGATCACGCGATGGACGGAACCCGGTATGCCCTGTTCACACATTACACTCCGACCGACGACGGCCCCGACGGCTCCGGCACCTGGTAACAACACATGAGTGAGACAGCCGACACCGACGACGGCCAGGAGGCGACCGGCGACGCCGACGGCAACGACGCGCCGCTCGAACTGACCGCCGCCGAGCAAGTCGACCTGACGATGCGCCAGACGCTCGCCGCCGTCCTCGGCGAGAATATTCCTGGCGGGGGTGAGGATTTTGACTATTATTCTGTCTTCGAGTGGGACCGCAACCCTGGCGTTGGGCAGTTCTACGCGCTGGCACTCCGGAATCCCTACGCGTTCGCTGTCACGTTCCTCCCCGCATCGGCGTCGTGGCGCGACCCGCCGTCGATCGTCGACGACCAAGACGCCGGTGCCGATTCCGAGACCGACCTCGAATCGGCGGTCGGCGATCTTGAGGACGATCTCGACATCTGGCACTACTGCAAGCGGGCAGACAAGCTCGCTGGTATCGGCGAGTTCGGCGTGCTCGTCCTTGAGTTCGACGACGTCCAGCAGGCTGATGTCGCCGACGGCGATGGGGACGGTGACGACCCGGACGTCACCACGGACGCGTTCGCCCAACCGGTCAGCGATGCGTCGCAGCTGATCGGACTCCGGCCGTTCAGTCAGAAGTCTATCGAGGATCTCACACTTGGCGGCCCGGGAACGGGACGCTGGGGCCAGCCGGTCGAATACACACTCGACCTCTCCGACGAAAACGACGAAAAGGACGCGACCGTCTCCCAGACCGGGCCGGATACGATGCGCGTCCATCACTCCCGGGTCATCCACATCCACTCGGACATGCTGCTGGACGACGAGGTCCGGGGTATCCCTCGCCAGCAGCCCGTCTATAACAACCTCATCGACATTGAGCGTGCGCTTGGCTCCGCGGGCCAGCTCGCCTACCGGGCCGCCGCGTGGGGCATCAACATCAACATCGACAAGGACTTCGACCTGGACGACGGCGGCGACGACCTCCGCGAGCACCTCCACCGGTGGGAGGTCGGCCTCGAAAACGTCCTCCGGACGCACGGCGCCGACGAGGTCCAGAGTCTCGGCGGCGAGGAGATCGACCCCGGCGCCGTGATCGACCCGAACATTGAGGCGATCGCCAGCCAGCCCTACATGCCCCCGCAGTCAGTGCTGAAGGGCAACGAGACGGGCGAGCGGGCGACCACGCAGGACCTCAAAGAGTGGTACGGCCGCATCGGCGAGCGTCGCGCAGAGTTCGTCACGCCGACGATCGTCCGCGCGCTCATCGGCCGCCTCCGCGAGTACGATATCCTCCCGGACCCGGCGGGCGGCAGCTACTCGGTCGAGTGGGACCCGCTCCATGAGACCAGCGCCAAGGACGAGTCGGAGATCCAGGCCAACCGAGCGACGGTCGCCCAGCGCGCTGGCAACCGCATCCCGGGCTTCGGGACTGCCGGGTGGGTCGAGTACCTCGAAACGGGCGAGTTCCCCGACGTGCCCGACGGCGCCGACGCGGTCGAGCCGATGGACCTCGACGAGGAACGCGCCGGAATGGACCAGGCGCCGCCGGCGCCGGCGCTCGCCGACGGGGGCGAGACGGACCCCGACGCTGACGATTCAGACGCATGAGTGCCACGCACGACCACCGCCACCACCTGCAGGCCGCCAGCGACGGGCGGTCGGATCCCACGGCGACTTTAACTCTACGCAAGGAGTTCGCCCAACGCCTCCGGGGTGTCCTCGCCCGCATCAACGCCGAAATTCGCCGCGGGATCGTCAAGCGAGACGTTTTCGGCCTTCGGGCGGGGACACTCCAAGCCGCCCGCAAGCCAGACCCGCTCCACGACCTGTCCTTCGAACGCCGCGACGGTGCCGTCGAGCAGTTTCGCGACTGGCTCGAAACACAGGAACGCAAGGGCCGCGTTGCGGTATTTACCGCTCGCGAGAACACCTACGTCCGGGCAGCCTATGAGCGCGGCCTCGAACAGGCCGATACCGACCTCGGGGCCGTCGGCGTCACGCCCCCCGAGGCCAGCGTCGCCGCCTCGCTCAACCTCCCGGTCCATCGCGAGCAACTCCAGGCGCTCTACACTCGGAACCTGACCGAGTGGGACGGCATCACGTCGGCGATGAACCAGCAGGTCAGTCGGGAGCTTGCCGACGGCCTCGCGCAGGGGCAGAACCCAACGGCAATCGCTGAGTCCATCTCTGACCGCGTCGAAAAAGTCGGCAAGAAACGGGCGACCGACCTCGCGCGGACGGAGATCATCCGGTCGCACGCCGACGCGACGCTGAACCGCTACGAGCAGGCCGGTGTCACGGAAGTGGTCGGTCAAGCCGAGCTATCTACAGCGGGCGACCAGCGCGTTTGTCCAATCTGCGAAAGTTTGGACGGGCAGACGTTCCCGCTCGACGAGGCACGGGGGACGATTCCGATCCATACTCGTTGCCGTTGCCGGTGGACCCCCGCAGGTCAGCAGACGCGCCAGACGCAACTGTCCTGACCGGGCTGGCCCGATGACGTCAGCGGGACCGAGTTCCAGACCCCGCCGGACACCCCTTTCGGACACAGACCGATGACGACAACCAGCAAGTCCCACGATACGATCAAGCCCCGGGACCAGTCCGGGGAGACCATCGTCGTTCGCCAGCGCGGCTCAACGAGCGACATGCTCTACCGGTTCATCAACACGCTTGACGCCGACGTTCACGTCACGCTCAAAGCGACCGACGCGATCGACGGCCAGGCTTTCGACGAGCCGGAGCCACTCCCGATCGGCGGCGGCAGTGCCGACCCCGACGACGAGACCAAGCACATCCCCGCCGGCGACAGCACCACACAGGTCGAATCGACGCTCCTCACCGAGGGCTGGCCCTGGCTTCGGTTCACGATCACGCCGCAGACCGACCCGACGACCGGGTCGCTCGAGCTGCGCGACACCAAGAACTTCTGACCATGGCTGCTGACAAACACCGGATCCCCGGCGACGCGGACAAACACCTCTCGGACTGGCGGTTCGACGACGCCGAGGGCGGATCGTTCACTACAGACCGTGTAGGTATCAACCCAGGCGATTCGCTCCAGGCCGCCGTCGACGGGCTTGTCGTCCCCGTCTTCCAGGGGTCGACGTACAACGACGCTATCGACCCGTCAAACACGACGACGCCGATCCAGGACGCGATCAACGCCATTGACGCCGCTGGGGTGCGAGGGCAAGTCCTGCTCCCGCCGAATCGGATTCAAGAGGATGCGTCTGTTGAACTCAAGCGGACGCTTCGGGGGATCCTCGGCTGGGGCGCAGGCTTCGGCACCGACGGCGCAGGGTTCTCGAACTCAGGCGACGGTGCCAGCAACGGGAACGGGGCCGCATCCACTATCGAGTGGACAACGGACACGGACGCCTTCACGTTTCAGAACGGCTCCTCGAAGTCCGACTGGCCCCACAACTGTACGCTTCGGGGCTTCAACATGATCGGCGCGACGAGCAACCAGCCGACGGGTCGTGCCTTCTACGTTAACGGTGCGAACCCCTACAACTTCATCATCGACGACATCTACTTCCAGTGGTGGAACAAGCTCTACAAATCTACGAACGACGGGATGTGGCAGTCTCAATGGGGCCACTGGCACGCCGAGGCCGTCGATACGGGTGGCGGCGCTCTCATCGACTTCGGCGACGCTACTCCCGAGGTGATTATCGACTACCTCGGTATCTGGCCGACCGATCTCGGACACACAACCAACAACACAGTCGTCAACGGCGGGGATAAACCAATTCGCATCGGTGTGATGAACCTTGGTGGCGACGTTCTCGGCTCCGCACTAAACGCAGGTCGTGGCGCTATCGTTGACTACATCAACTACGAGCCAGGAGCGACCTCTCCGTCGACAGTATCAGCGGCAGTCGGTGATACTGGAACTACCGATGTGCTGAAAGTCGGGACATTGCGGCTAACGG